GCTCAACGAAGTCCCAAAGACACTTCCGAGAGATTTGAAGTATATCCGACCTTTAGACAATTTCAAACTGATACAGGATGAAATGTACCGCAATGTCCTTACCATGGTGCATGATTATACGCGTAATAAAACATCTACTGCACGTCAAATGAAAAATGTGGTCGCGTCTTTTCGCGACCTACATCCCGAACCCATCCTCCGCCATATATCCGACTTTTGTAAACTATACAATGGTCTCATTCAAGAAAATAACATCTACAAATTTCTAGGTATTATGAACCAATGCGAAATGGTGAGTTATGCACTTCCGATTGTATGGAATGTGTATCCTGATGAATACACACCTGGAAAAATGTCGCCACATTTATGCGGTCCGTCCTTATCATTATACGATTATCGGTTTTATTTGACCGATGCGGTCATCGAGAAAAATATGCGGAATGTGCGATTGAATGTAAGCAATACATCGGTTGTTCGCGAAGAACAAATGGGCGGAGGCGGAGGCGAAGGCGACAGTCCTGTATTTGAATCCAACACTATCGAATATATCAAATATAAACGCCGTATTACAAGCGCGTTTATGAAATTTATCGACGATGTCTTTACGAAATGCCTCGGTCGTGATTACGAACAAACCCATAATGTGAAGGCCCAAGATGTGTACGATACCGAATGTATTCTAATGGAACATTTGACTATGATAGACTATCGTTTTGATGAAAACTATGCGAATATCTATCAAAATGCGAAACATCCGGATAAACCACCTCATCTCTCGGAAAATAAAAAACATAAGGATAAACATCGCCACTGTGATTGCGGTACATATACAGATGCCGACGCCACCATTGACGCCGATATGTCGAAACGAATTGCCACCCCACATTATCGCGACAATATTCGCGGTACAACACGTGTTCTCACACAAGATGCATTGCCTCTTACCGATATTGACTGGGTCGAGTTGGCCAAGTGGATTGGGTATCCGTCCGCAGCGTCCGGTACGCATGTCCCGAAGTATTTCATTGCATATCAGGTCGGGTATTTGAAATCTGTAATGGTGCGTCTGAAAAAGGAGTGGGCGTCAGACAAATGGAAGAGTTACTGGTATTTCATCTATATGCGTCAATTGATATGTTTCCATGACAAGTGGCGAGAGATTTATCTCGACTTCAACGAGACACTTATTCGCGGAAAAGACACGCACTTTCCGAGAGAATATTTCCCGATTATTGGACTGGCGTATACATTCCCGAAGACCATGACGGAAGAGTTCACGCGGCAGTTCAAAAATGAAGAAATGATAACGAAAGTTCGAGAGATTGGAAATACGATATTGGACTGTTACAAAGACCGTATCCAAAAGAATACATGGATGTCGGCCTACACCAAAAAGGGTGCGCTTAAAAAACTGAATACACTAGTTTTGAATATTGGCGACGCCAATCTCTCGGCGCACGACCCTACAAACCTCGACTACGACCCGAAAGATGCATGGGGAAATCTAATGAAGCGCAGTCTCCAGCGCACATTGTATCTCGCGAAACATCACACAAATCCAGAGGGCAAACTATCGCAGAACGACATTGAACTCATGAACTGGGGGATAATGAAACCAGTCGGGTATCATTCTTTCGTGACGAATGCGTATTATACACCGACTACAAACAGTATTTATATTCCGACAGCATATATGCACAGTATGAATGTACAATTCGGGCGCGGGTATGAATACGACCTTGCATCCGTCGGATTTACATTCGGTCATGAAATCTCTCACGCGCTTCATGTATCATCGCGTGTGTATGATTACCGCGGTGTCATTAAAAACTGGTGGTCGCGCCCCGACATCGCTACCTATGAACGTAAAATCGCGCGAATACGTAAGCAGTATGAAACTGTGTCCAAAAAAGACGGGTTTGTCATCGACGGAAATCTATCGCTCCCCGAAAATCTGGCGGATGTAACCGGTATTGCGGTGTGCGAGGATGTGCTGAACCGGTTTCATTACCGTGGAGGAGACTCCGTCGGTGTCGGGGTCGGAAGCGACGCCAACCTTCGCAGGATGTCATTCAACAATTTTTACACCTATTATGCAATTCAGAGTCGTCAATATGCGAACCGGCGTGAAATCTTGGTGCAGGTTTTGTCGAACCCCCATTTAAATATGAAAATACGCACAAATGTGCCTTTGATGCGGAGTAAGACCTTTCATGATGTCGTTGAAATCAAGAAAAGCGATAAAATGTACAATGACGATTTTGACGCTGTGTTTTAGGCGTATATCAGCAACAATAAAATAGGTATAAAACTTCTAGTTTATTGTATTGTAATCTAATAAATGGGAACAACAATGTCAATCGACAATAATGATGCTACCGGAATAAATGAAGACACCCCCGCTACCGACACCGTAAATGCTCACGCTCACGCTACAATGTTGTCATTCGAAGACAAATTACGCCAAGAATCGATATTAATTCCGGAAGACATCGAAGACATTCATATTCAGTCCGAAGCGACGGCGACGGCGACGGCGACGGCGACGGCAACGGCGGGCGCAGACACAGACGCAACCAATAACTATGGCCGCGGTAAACACTGGAAAAGGAATGTAAAGAAAAAGCAACAGCAACAGCAGCAGCAACAGCAATCGACCGCGGTCCCCCATGCAACCGAGCGCACAATTGAGCAACGACGCGAACAAGTACGACCGATTGTGGATAAACTCACGGAACTCCAGATGAATGTTTCTTACCCGGCCATCCGCGAGTTATACAAACAAATTAGTCACTTCGTCAAAACCGGCGAAGACACGAAAATCAAAATCGCGTTTCCTGAATTCTCTCGTAAAATAAAAGGCGAATTATCGAATGCGCCTTATATTCCATGTTGGGTGAAATTGGAGATAGACTAGTCTCGCCGGAAGGGTGTGTGGGTGCGCAAACTAGAATACAATATTGTCATCAATCCACTTTTTGATGCGAATATTCACCGGTTCCAGTATTTTATTCAATCCATCGACATAATTCAAGTAATACTGCGTATCATTTTGGATTTTCAGGAGTGTATGATAAATAATCGTATAATCTTCTTGGGAATAAAGGTCCGTGATTTTAATGAATATCAGGTCGACATTCGTGTCTATGACATTGTCTACGGGGTGGTGGTGGTCGCTTGTCGACGACGACGACGCCGACGTCAGTGTTTTCATCGGATATTGTCGAGGCAGTTCATCATCTGTTGCATGAGCAGCGGAGGCAGCGGCAACGGCGGCGTCATCGTGGCGATTCGCAATACGACGGACCAACTCTGGATTATCCAGCATCCCCTTATACATTTGAAGCGTATGAAGAATATGGATTTTGTCCGTTTGATTGTAGGTTCGTATCAAGTTATTAATACCTGTCTTTGCAAGCTCATTCAAAAGAGAAAACAACGCCGCATTTTCGCTCGTCGCCCCAGACCCCCCAGTCCCAGAGAGAACCGTCTTATAGAATTTGTTGAACCTGGAAAATATATTGTATAAATAAAAAACATCCTCCTTCTTGTCATTATTGTACCACCGCCGCATATGTTGCGTGTATCCCGGTGCTTGAATCGTCAATATATTATTATGAATCGCCAGTTTACTCCCGATGGGATAAAACGCCAGAAACCCAATTTGCAGTAATGCTTGAAGCGGTTCCAATATCGTCTCAAACCGTTCTCTCGGTTTCTTCATTTGACCTGCGATGAAGGATAGTGTACTTTGCATTTTTCTTAGATTACTACAATTCATTCTGATATATATTTAGACTGTTTTACTCCGCGACTGTAACTGTATCTGTATCTGTAACTACGGTCCATAATGGACATCCAGTCACGGTGTTCCAATGAGGTTAGTTGTCCTATGAAGAAATATATTCGTAGACTGGATTGTTGAATGATGGATGTGATACGGTATTTGGTAATATTCGCACCATGCAATACACTTATTCACATTCGTCTTCTTATACTGGTCAAGTTTCTCGGCATTTCGATGATTTGTTATGATGGATAACGTAGACGTTATATTCTCAATCTGCTGAAAACTCACCATTGCATTCATCTCTTCAATCTTGTTCAAGAAATATAGGTCGTGGTCTTGGGAAAGGACCGACGAAATCCGTTCATGTGAACATAGACTTGAAAATATACCGGATATCTGTTCTATTATTTTCCCCGAATGCGCGATTTTAAACCCTTGGCACACGATGTATTTTTCAGAGTTCGCAATACGACTTGTATGAGGTTTCATAACAGATACATTTGTATAGTAATAACATAGTAGATAGAGAATGTCGACAGTTGCTTTATGAAACACATCGAAAATCTTCAAAATAAATGTCCCGCCTTGTTTTTGCATGGCTAGAGCATAGAATACTTCACACAAAATGAGTTGAGTCGCCATATTCTCTTGATTGTTGAAATCCACTGAAAAATCAAAACCGCCATCTGCAGTTATGATTTCCATTTTATTACGATACTTTGTTGAACAATCGATAAAGTTATCGAATGATATCAAATTACCGGTTTTATCTGAACCCGTTTCAATAATCACATTTGGGTGATTTTCAAGGAATATGCGCGTTTTCTTCCATCCAGGACAGATTGGGTCGTCATTGATGAGTGTCATTCCATAATATCTATCATTCCCGTATGATATTCCCGTATAGGTATTGCCTACACCATTCGCCATGGTCTCACATGATACCTTTTGGGTTTCAAATATACGGCGGGATACTTTCAATCGTTCAACGTCTTTCATGACTTCATCATGTAGTTCTGTATTTCGTTTGAGTATTTGAACGCTAGGAGTCACTTCACTCGACGTCTGCGACGACGACGACGCACCAGACCCCACGGCATCCGTTACGATTTCTTCTTTTACTGCTCGAATATATTCCAATCCGCGTAAATAAGAGATGGCTTCAATAAAACCGCCAGGTCCTTCGGCTAGATGGAATGTATTTATGGCCTGTTTATTATCCGGTTTATTCACTACATTACGATTGTATTGGGCGAGAATGTTATTGTTCTTGATAATTTCAATCATTTTATAAAATGAACGAGATAATGGACGCAACCGACTAATATTCGTTTTATTTCCAGTTATATTCGTATGAATATATTCATACGGATTTGTGAATTTTTTGATGTTGTCCCATGCATCCTGGTATTTTTCAATCTGCTGTTTGATGTCACATAAATGAGAATATACGGATGATGATACATAGACACGTTCTTGATTATCACGGATACCAGAACCAGATGGTGATACTGAAGGAGATGCGTGAGTAATATTCAACGGAAGCAGGGTATAATCCGCGGGGTGATTCGACGTATTTTGTATTATACCAACTTGTGGTAATAAAAAGTGATTATAATAAGAGAGAAATGGTCCGGATGCATGTTTATGCATATCATTTTCAGACATTACTGCATTCACCGACGTTGAACCGTTGTTTGTATGCAATAATACAGGTTTAAAGCAATTCTTTGGCGATTTTTTAAACATGTATTATCTATCAGGTATATTTATTATATAAATGTTTATAAGTCAGTTTTTTTCTTTGTTTGACGCTTAGGTTTCGGCGCCGGAGCAGATTGCGCTTCCGACGCTGCTGCATCGGCACCTGTACCGGATGATGCGTCACCCTCGTCTTTGGATTTTGTTTTTTTCGTGCGTCGTTGTATCTTCTTCTCGATTTGTGCAATTGGCGCAGAAGGCGCGTCTTCTATTTCTGGTGCGGTGGCGGCGGCGGCGGCTGCCGAGGTCTTTACAGTAGTCGTCTTTTTCGGTTTTGGTTTGATTTTCATGGTGGACGATTTTGCACCCGCAGCGCCGGTTTCACTTCCTTGAAGCACAACCAATTGTTTTTCAGTTTTTTGTTGTTCAAGAATATGGGCTGCAATCGCAGGTTTTGACGCAACATCAATCGGCATCGACGCTTTTGTGATTTTTTGAAGCGCGATATCGTCGTCTACGCCGGATTCGGATTCTGCGCGGTCCTGTTGTTCTTGTAATCCAGCGTAAGTCAAGAAACTACTCTTTAGTTGCTTTGCATTGATACTTCTATTCTTACGGAATATAAAGTATCGATTGTAGAATGAAATCTGCTTCTCTTCTGGAGTCATATATAAGGCCGAACCGTATTCTTGACGGCATTGACGGGTCCATGTATCGCCGGCGCCGCCACCGCCACCGCCTGCGTCGGTACCTCCTCCACCACCCCCCATTTCATCACGTTTCTTCTTGCAATCCACCTCCATCTGATGAAACATACCATCAAATGTGGCTGTTCCATCCGGCATAGGAAACATAAGGGTTGTCGCGGCTTCTTCTGGCGAGACAAGGTCAAACCCATAATTCTCTAGTAGTTGTGTTAGATAATCAAAGTTCACGAGATATTCGCGCGTGGCCTTGTTGATCGTATCTTGATACACCTCAATTTCATATCCGATACTACTGCTATCTGGTTCAAATTCAGTTTGATGGTATTTCTTACGCGCGGACCATATTTTCTGGGGGTCGGTGCGACTGCTGCTGCTGCTGCCGCCGCCGCCGCCACTGCTGAGGACGCAAATCTCATCACCGCTTTCTAGTCGCGACAACGCCTGGAAGATACGCGCACCATCGAAGCACGTTCCAATGAAATATCCCCCCAATTTGGTACACTCCGCCACATTTTGAAGAAAGGTATGAAGTTTCATGATGTTTTCAAAGAAGTAGTGAATTGCGAATTGAACAGAGCAAATATCAAACCCATTCCCACCACGCCCATAATGCGGGTATACGCCTCGACCTAACACACTTGCTTCCTTGGCGCCTTCCCCGAAAATCGCGCGTGTAATCAGGCGATATCTCTCGCTAATTGCGGCCTGACCTGACCGTATTTCTTTACTACTGTCGCCATGAATGAAGATTGCGTCGGGAATGTTGTTCTTGGTTTTCTTGATATCCAAATATCGCGCACACACACCGTCGAACTTATGCTCCAGATTGTCTTTGGAATAATCAATACCGAATACAAACCCGAGTTTGGCCGCCATCCATTTCGGTAAGTCGCCACCCTTCCCGACCGCGAGGTCAATCAGAGTATTTCCTGGGCGTGCGACACTCATTATCAGTTTACGTTTGATATATAGGTTGTGAAAGTCGCGCATTCCTTTTGTCATCGTACGAATTCTGGTTCCATGACCCACGTCGACGCCGCCACCGCTGCTGCTGCTAGATTCCGCGTGATTATAATAAATATCATCGCTGATAAACTCATCTGGAATGCCTTCTCCAGTCATTATCATTTCGGGAGTTATCGGATTGTGAATGGAGTGCCAGTTGTTATTTGCAACATGATAGGCGTTTCCATAGTTTTTCCCACCAGCGCGGTATTCGGCCGTTTTATCATGACGAACGCGTAATGGAGACCACCGCCAATTTACAGGTTGAGACGCGTCATAACTGAACTCGACAATCGTTTCATCCTGGATAATGTCATTTTCCGTCGTCATCATTTGACTCACACCGGCTTCATCTGGACGCAACATGATATGGCACACATGCGCGTCATTATCGTATGGATACGTCGGGTAAAATGGCGCCGGTTTGTATGCATCGTTGCCACCCGACGACGACGACGACGACGACGACGACGATGAGTGAGTACGTTCCACGCCCTCAATCAATGACACGCACGGATTCAGATGTCCATGCTTACGCTCATCATATCCAACACGTAATACCAGTGTTTTATATTGCTGAATCTGGACACATCTTGACATATCTACTCCTGATTTGAATACATTACTTACAAGGTCTTCAGTGTCTTCGCCTTTCTTTGTAGTAACAAGGAAATCAATGGTGTTCATATGCGCAGGTTTCCATTTGAACGAGTATTCCCAGGTGGATTTATATAATGGACCGGCTTCTGTAGGGTCGTTTCGCACATTACTGCCGACACCGAAATCAATGGGCGTGAATATGAGTCCATCAGTGTGATATTCGAACTGGTGTTCGGTGCATTTGCGCAATACAATCGCGCAACAATCGAAGATGGTTTTTCCTGTAGACTGCGACGAGATTTCGAATTTCTTTGTTTCAATACGAATCGGCGGTAATGAATCCGCACCACCCGACACACATTTCAGTTGCAGGTTCTTGATGAGACTTTCCATCAATGGAAGACGGAAGTTCGTTAGAACCTGGTCTTCATCGATTGTCGGAAAGAAGAGTCGGGAGCGAATATCGGCTTTGTGGACGAAATATACATCAAACGCCAGAAATACATTAATAAAATCGCCGCTTTTGTTATGAAGGATATGTTCACCATCAAGTAGTGAGTTGTACAGTTTTGAATTTAAAGAAACCGCGCCAGTGAATTGAACATTCATATTCATGTCGATGAGATACACATGTCCCGTTTTCGGCGCAATAAATAAGAGTTTACGTTGTCCGTCGGCCTTTTCAGTGACAGAATAATTCAAACGGATATTTGGAACCTTGGAATCTGGGTCGAGAGGGCGAACATTCTGCATTTGCAATGTATACGAAGATGGACCAATGAAATGTTTTGGACGGAGCGTCACGGCAGGTGTTCTACGCTCACGCTCATGTTCAAGAGACTGTGCATGTAACTTTGCACGGGTTTGTTCTTCTCGGTCGCCGCTACGGTCGCCGCTACGGTCGCCGCTACGGTCGCCGCTGTCACTGTCGCTATCACTGTCGCTTTCCCGGCGGCGGTCTCGATGCTCCGCCGCATCATCCGGATAAATCAACTCGTAATACTTGCGGTGGATACTCCGGATTTCAGATGAAGAAATCGGGTAATTGGTTCCTTGCATTCCTGACATCACGATTTTAATCATTTTGCGCAAGTTATCCATCAAGTACTTTGGATGATTGAATGCAGTCCCTGGACCAACGAGGTCATTGATGACCTCAATTTCCATTTCGTACCGGATTGGACTTTCAAGCACCTTGGCAGCCTCAAACGTAGATGCTGAAATATAACCACTTTGGTCTTTCAACGATTCCTTCACGACACTCATATCAATTTGAAATGGGAAGTCTGAGTGTTTCAATGTACTGCGGTTAATATATCGAAACGTCTTCTTATTGTCATTCCATGATTTCAAAATAGAACGGGCGAGTGTGGATGTATTCGCAATACGCTTTTCACGTTGATAACTCACTTTGAAATTAAAATCGTCGAATATCACTGGGTGAATTGTATCTCCATCACTGCCACTACCAGTCTTGGCGTACATTTTCTGCGTAAACAGGACGTATTTATCATCGGGGGTATTCGTCTTACAATAATTCTGAACATCATTGATTCCGTGGATTTCCGCACGAATAAGCGACAGTTTGGTCTGTCCCGTTTTTTGGTCAATGAACTCATTCTGTATTTTCAATGAGTACGCATTCTTTTTCATAAATGTAAATCCGGATGACAGCAATTTCTGAATGACTCCATCAAAGTTTTCTCTTGTTGTTGGAGCATTTCCTCGTGTTCCAAACCGTATTTCCAATTCAGGAATTCCATCTGTTTTATCAAGTAGACCTTCTAAATAATGCGATGCGATTTTTTCGAACTCAGATTGTTTCGCGGACGCGGTTGATGCGACCGACGCACCCGAGTTGGATATACCGCGGTTTCTCGGCATTTGTATATATATGAAACGGATATTATTTATACATTAATTCATATATATACTTCAATTTTATACGTATTTATTATTTACCACTTATTATTTACCACTTATTATTTATTATACATACTTACAAATTGCTTCGTACAATTCGGGTTTTGTCTTCCGTTTTTCTGTTCCCATCGACCCAAACTTCCCAGGTATCCGATTTGCAATCGGGAGGTTTAATTTTACGGATATGTCGACAAGGTCTTGCAGTTTGTATGCCGACATCGGACGAATCGGCGCGGATATACTCTCCATGAACCAATAATTCTTACGAATATAATTCAAATACTCGGCAGTCATCTGCGGTGGGCCTGCGTATAATACGTATTTTCCTTTTATTTTTTCGATAATGAATACACTACCGCCACTACCGCCACTACCATTTGCGACTTCATAATATTTTCGTCCTTGAACAATACACACAGATATATTTTTACACAATGCGACGGCTTCTAGTGTTTCTAGGTTAATGAACGGTTTATGAACGAGACTTTCTTCCAGACCACTTAGTTTGATTTTGTTGGCTTTCAATATTGGTTTATGTTTTCGCACGAGTTCAACAAGTTCGAATTTAAATTGGTTCGACTCTGTGTAATGATTCTCAACTGTTTCGAATTTTTCAGGACCATTTATTATAATATAGATTATCCAAAGAAGTGAATCAGATGCTGCACCAGAAGGTGATACGGCAAATTTCGCCATGATGTCGGGATGAAACGGGGTTGTGACGATGTCGTTACATTCAGGAGACGATGCGGACGACTCTGAATCCGATGACGATGACGATGACTCTGAATCTGATGACGACTCGGACGACGACGACTCGGACGACGACGACGACGGTTCTGGTTCTGGTTCTATTATTGGTTGTGCATAAACCGGAATCGCCTTCTCTTTGAATGTAGATACGTCGTAAAAAACCATTGACTCCATGATGTTTTCAGGTGTAAATGAAAAAGAATTATATAGACATGGAACCACACACAATGTCGTCATGAACGTTCAATTTCGCAAGTCGGTTATATACTATACATTAATTATCTTTATGCGTCTTATTCTCAAAGTATTCTTTTGATAGATATTGCTTCTGCTCTTCGATTTCATTCAGTTGCTTCTCTTGCTGTATGACATATTTCATATATTCCTCCAATTCGCGCAGTATTGTATCGTTTATTTTGGAAATATTCACAAACACTCCATTTTTATTTTCATTGATTTGTGTCTGTTTATTGTGCAATATACGCAATATCTCGACCTGATGAATTGTTGGCATATTTTCAATACCCTCTTTAAGCGTCATTAAGTAGTTTGTTTTCGTTTCTACCTGTTGCGCAATACTTTGTAGTTCATTCATTGCAGATAAACTTGCGATGATTGGTGTGGCGGCCATTATGTTACTTTCACTCATACTGTCGGTGCGTGTGGAGTCTTTTAAAAATTAAACACAATGAAACTTTATACCCTTTCTTTATGAAGCGCGGGATGTGGTGGGGGGGTGGGGTGGTGGGGTGGTGGGGTGGGATGGGGTGTGGTCATGAATATGGTGGTGGCGATTCTGCTTGAAGTAACATGGCAATGACGGTAACATGCGTATCATGTAATACAAACCTGCGCCCGATGATTTCAACTGTCAATATATCTGACTCTTCAATTCGGTTAAATAACTCGCTATTTTTTATATTCATATCACGTGATAGAAAGACTTCAATTGGAGAGACACACCCTGGACGTAACCCAGTGGCACCTGCGCGAATACCTGCCTGTGTGATTGTTCGTGCAATGCATTTGATAACACTATGTTCCTCCGGAAAACAGATAAGACATTCGGCCACAATATCGAACACAATATTCGCGCCATTCAATGTACCACACGAATGCGTAGAAATTGAAATCGAGTTTGGAATGATATAACCTTCAATGGAGCAATGACCGTCCAGTTGTTTTGACAATTCGGTCATGAGTAGTTGTTTCACATCGACGGGTTGCTTTATTCTGTAAAATGGTATCACAAGTCTTCGTTTTATTTGTTGTTTTGCAAAGAGGGACGGGTCGCAGTACGACGCCTGGAACGGAGGGGGTACGGGTTCATCGAGTGGTGCGGTCTCCGCCTCGGTCTCGGTCTCGGTCTGTAGTATTTTCTTTTTCTTTGGTCGAATCGTCCTCGTCGTCGTCGTCGTCGTCGTCGTCGGCGTCGTCGTCGTCGTTCGTTTCATGCTCGTTGACGCCATTTACAACGAATGAATGATAGCTATATGAATTCTAGTTTTACGTTTATATCTTTATCAATTTTATTGGCCGATATCGTTGCGACGATATTCAGATATAGTCGCATACGACAAGTTTGTATCTCGCGGCCTCGTCGTCAGAAACAACCGCGACAATTTGAAGCGGACCAGCGCACCCATATATGGTTCCTGAGCGCACAAGTGCATCACATTCTTCTTTTGTTGCATGAGGCGGAATCTGTTGAAGTGTTGCTTTGAATGCCCCGTGACGTAAAATACGGCAGTTGAAATCAGTCTCGCGAATAACGAATGGTTCTTGGCAATGAAGGCATACAAATATATGTTCCATAGTCGAATCGTGTACTATATATTCCAGAGATTAGACTAGACCAACTCACCAATCACCGAAATTGCATCATCTCCTATTTCAAACCGCTGACCAATGACACGAACACGAACCTCTTCTTCTTCCTGAAGTCGTGTAAAATCCGCGCGGTCGTAATGATGGTCCCTCGCAATAAATACTACAACAGGCGTCTTAGGTTCGTTTAATGTTGCGCGAATACCAGCGAGACTTATATTTTTTATCACGCATGAAAAGACGACGCCTTCGACGAGAGAACACGCCAGACATTCATAGACGATATCAAATATCGCATATTTTCCATATAAGTATCCATTAGAGTATGTCAATATTTTCACACTGCCAGGTCGGATAAATCCTTCCGCCATACACTTTCCTTCCACCATTTTCGAGAGAATATGTTCAAGCGTGTCCTTTACATTCCGCCCGATGATTTGAAACGGAACCTGTATTTTTCGCGTAAGTAGAATGGTGGTATAAATACCCAACTTGGGTTTTGATTGTACTGCTGCTGACTCTTTCGGTTGCATTGCGTATTTTGAAATGGCGGTAATACTCATATCACTATTATATCATTATACTTTATTTCTCGAAACTACAACTTTTCGATATTACATAATATGGCTTCACTCGGCGTGAAGAACCATTTTCGACCGTTTACACGGTTTCGGTTAAATGTGCGAAATACAAACTCTTGAAACACGCATAATTCACGCTGGGTTCGCGTTTTTGTGTTTTCAGTTGTGAGTTTGTATTCTTCACCGGATGTACTTGCATTCAACGAGAGAAGTGTATTTATTTTTGATATCGTGTCTGTTTTACCCGACTGGTCGCATCGCGCGCCTTTATCGCGTTTCTTCGACGTGACCTTTACTTTGAATATGAAGTATTCATTCTTGAACAAAGAGATGAATCCGACTATCATATTCATACTCTGGATATGTGTTGTCTGTAGATCGGCTAAAAGAACTTCAAAATCGCGTTCATCTTCCGGTTCAGCAATCGTCCATTCCCTCGTTTCATAACGTAATATGACCAATGTTGCGGGAATCGGTTCTTTCTTCTCGTGGAATAATAACATTCCTAGGTCTTGTGGTGTCGTCGCCGCAGCCCCTGCAACCCCTGCAGTCCCCGCAGCCCGTTTACCAACCAATCGACGAGAGATGACATGTTGTGAATAATAATTCAATAACATTCTCTCGAATGATGTCAGGAGTTGAATACTGGATACCTGTGCGCTCGCACCGCCAGCGACCGCAATTGTGAACGAGTAATTGTTTTTTTTATACAGGTAATTCACCAAGAGTAAATTGTCATGAAACAATAAGTGTTCAATAAGGTTTGCGACGACAAGTTCGTGAAGTTGGTCCTTTGTGATTTGAAACTCTTCGGTTTGAGAGATTTGGTCAATCACCTTTCCACAGTAATAATACCATTCTTCTTGGTCTTTTGATGGTTTATCAATTACAGTTTTACAGGTTTCGAATGTCTCCGATAGTCTTGTAATAATTATATCGATACGACTCATTGGTTCGTCGTCGGATGTCTCTGGTGCATCGGGTGCATCGAGTGCATCGAGTGCATCGGGCGCCTCTGGCGCGATTACAGCAGCTGCAGCATCAGCCGGGGTCGCAGGGGCCGCGGCCGAAAGGGCCCGTTTCACTTTCTCCGCTACTTTTTTGTTTGATAATGCCGCGCTAACACCGACACCGGCGCCTGGGCGTGTATCCAATCCAATACCTAGGTAATCCTCGGTTACCTCTTTTGGAAGAGGATATTCCACTGATGTGTGTTTGTAAGGCACGGGTGTGCTACGTTCGTGAATACTAATACGTTTATCTGTAATTTCGATGGGTTGAAATAAATAATAATCGCCTACATTGATAACGCGACCTAATCGACCATATCTATCATTTACATATTCATTCGGGTCACTTACCATGGTTGTTAATGCAAGATTGATTTGCGCCATCGGATATTGCCGAACTGCATTTACACGAGCAATGATTCCTTTTGGTCCTGTTTTCTTGTAGAAAAAACGGTCCTTGTATAAGTCTCGGATTTTGTGGATGATTTTGTCGAGATTCATCGACATGAACTTTTCATTGAATGTATCCAACCTGACATCACTGTTGCCTCCCTGGGCTTCGCCTTCGCTGTCGCTGTCGCTGTCGCTTCCCATACCATATAATTCACTTTGCTCTTGTATCGGTCGTCCATTCGAGAATGTTGGACGACATACGTATTCACAACGCTCCATATAATCGCATAATGCAGAATATGGACGTGCGCCAACCTGATAATCAATTTGTTTACGCGTCGAGAGATTTTGCTTGACAACTTGATTCAATTGCGCAGCTGTCTGCGAATTATGTTGAATATTCAAAAGACAGTCCACGGCCGAGGTTCTCAATACACGAGACACAACGCCAATCTTCACGGCCTTGAACTCCGAGAGACGATATAAATAGAGGTCGATTGCCTCAATCTCCGCGTTTGTTAATTGCGTCCCGTATAAATACAACTCTACATTACGATGCGAATACGGTAGACGTTTGTGACTACAATTTCGGATAGCGCGTCCTATAATCTGCTCCAGGAGATTCATATTGTACCATGGTTCCAATATATGCACTTGGCGAATATTTTTGAAATCGAGACCTTCACTTCCCGCCACCGATATAATAACAACTTTCACATTTTCGCCATGTGTATTATCATCACTGGTAAGCGCCTTCAATTCATAGAGATTATCCGGCGAAATTGTGGGGTCTCCCGTAATTACAGAATAACGCGCAGGTCGAAACGGTTGGTTCGGATATTGCGCCTGGTGCTGTCGTTGAGGAAGCATCGTAAGCGCATCGATATTCGGCGTGGGTCGGTTTCGGAAAAGAGATGAGTTCCCTCCGGCCGCGCTATACCGTGTAAACCCGAGTTCCTCTAACGCCAGTGCGATTGGGACAACCCCTCCATCAATATACTGACTGTATGCAAGGATAATTCCATCGCTTTTTAATACAGTGTCGCATATGTTCTTTATTTTTGCCGAGTAACGCCCAATATTGTTGGGTGCGAATATTCGCGATGACGCCTTTGTTGTTGTTTCACCGCGTGGCAACTTAAATGCGCGTGTGAACTCCGGTCTGTATTCAAAATTGAGACGCATTGGCGGATTACCTGTTTCTTGATACGACATGATGTGTCGTAGACCTTCTTTTCCGATACACGCTGCAATATCAAACTCGTCATTCGGGTCGTTGATATATTCTATAAGCGACGGGTGTGGGTATACGATGTTCAAGGCTTCCAATGGACGTTGGACTGCAGCATACCCAATTGTGTCCATATTCTCAAATGATGGGAAGTCAACCGATTCTACGATTGTGGTTTCGTTGATTGCTTCGGATGTGGCAGGGCCGGCAGCGGTCGCCTTTTTCCCCTTTCCCTTTCCCTTTCCTTTCCCCTTTCCATCAGAACCAGATTCGGTCGCGGCCGCAGCCGCAGCCGCCTTTTTCCGGCGAACCATTGCGGTCTTCTTATAAATATACATGGCTTTCATGTCACTAATAATGAACTTATACGCCGCCTCTTGTATATCGCCGACCTGCGTCATATATACATCGATATGTTCAATCGGTTGGTCAATGTGACGTCCATTGAGTTGAGTGCGTGGATATCCTCCACCTCCACCACCACTGGCTGCAGATGCACTACGTAAAATAAGCGAATGTTCGGGTGAGTGTTCTCTCGGAAATATTCGGTAGGGAAAGGTATACGGATTTTCACCACGCACAAATGAAACATAACCCGTGGCTTTTCGAACCAGCAAGTCTTTCCCAATCTCTCGACCATCCGCATCCAAACGAAAGTTTCCACGGTCATCAAACACATCCGCGATATCGATTGTGGCGCGGCGGTCATTCAGGTTCATCAAGTTTATTAACCAGATAATCTCCTTGTAACTGTTATACATGGGTGTTCCCGACAACAATAGTAGACGCACATTGTTTACTTTCTGAACGATTTGAAACAATATCTTTGCTACGCGTTTATCGCGGTTATCATCCGTGATACGAATATTATGAACCTCATCAATAATAATAAGCGTATTCGCGAAGAGTTTCCGCAATTTTGTTACTGAAAGTGTTTCAATTGCGAGGGTCTCCATATCGGCTGCTTTGGCAATATCCGCGGCTGATTTACGTCCCTTTTTCGGGACGGATGCTGCCGCACTCGCAGCCCCCGCCCCCGCCCCCGCCGTATTTTTCCGGCGAACCTCATGTATCACGGCTTCGTCTTGTGAAATACCCACACTCGATGCGTGCGTTCGTGCATAATTCGCAAACTCATTATATCCGAAAAAAGAATAATGCGATGAAATCAGTTGCCGTATTTGTTTAATGATTTTATCCCGCGTTAACCCCTTCATATTCATCGGGTTGATTTCCTTGATAAACTTATTACCGGTACATGCGCGAATATTCCAGACACCAGGCTCAATCTCTCGGAGTTCGCGTTCATCAAAGAGTTGGAGGCGGAAATTCTCCTGAACATTCGGTGACGCGATGACGAAGATTTGCTGGTTGATTCCCATTTGTTTCATATAATCACGCATCTCCTCTGCAACACTGATTGCCGAACACGTTTTTCCTGTACCGAGTCCATGATACAAAAGCAGACTATTGTAGGGTGTTTCGACAGAAAGGAAGTTTCTGACAAATTGTTGGTTGGGAGCGAGTTCAATCTGCGCATTACACAGAATCTCGGCCTCTTCTTCCACCTTTTTTGTATTATCTACATCCATTTTGGTATCGAAAAACTCCTTTCGAAGGGCGATTTTGGTATTGAAATTGGGGTCATTTAAAGTGGGGTATAACCCGGGGGTGGCTGCGACCGCGTCACGTTCTTCCTCCCCATCACTTCCTGGTAATACTCCAATATCATATATTGTCATCTCTCGTTCAAGCAGTTCCTTTTTCAGTAATAACTTGTTGAACTCTTTACTAAATGGATTATTGAGTTCTTCTGGTTTAAGACGTTGGCGTCCTTCTTCGAGGTCTTTCTTCATTCGTGCGATTGCTTCTTTCGATGAATGAGGACCGGACGTCCCCTTTTTTGGACGCGGTTTTATTGTGCTCCGGGGTTTATTACCGGGATTTTCTACGATATCTTCTTCACGGTCTGGCATCGCATCCATTGCAGCCGATGCAACTGACGCAACGGATAGACCCATTGGAATATTTTCATCATCTTTATTCATAGGCAATGGTTCAACTGGTGGTTTCAATGGATTAAATGAACGAACCTTCAGACCTGATAGATGAGTTGGAACGAATATGGGGTCTTTGTCACTGCCATTGCCACTGCCATTGCCACTGCCACTGCCACTGCCACGGATACCCTGATTTTCCATTGTATATTAGAATCAGTAATCCTTTATATAACGATATGAAATAAAAAGGATTAAAATATACGGTAGCGGGACAATATGTTATTGATTTTACGAACAATCACGATTTTTTCTAAATTGTACGGTCGTATGGATTGAATGCACTCATCAAACGACATCCATTTCATGAGTCCGACCTCCATAATATCGTGCGCTTTTTTCGGTTTCTTATCTAAATCGACCATTGCTAGAAAATACTTCTGTTTGTAACACTTCATATCTGACCCCATGAATATTTCTTCGAATGGTGCGATATTTTGGATTACATTTTCAGTTGTTATGTCATATCCCGTCTCTTCTAGACATTCTCTCAGTGCACACGGCAAGTCCTTCTCGTTGTAGTTACGTCGTCCTTTCGGAAACCCCCATTCTGTCTCCATCCACTTTGTCGTAGATTCATCGATGAATTGTTGTAGGTTTTTTACACGCCCGTCCTTTGTGCGGATGCCACTTAATACCTGGCGGTATTTTTCAAAGGACACGTGTTCCTCGTTTTTATATTGACTTCCGCGAGTATACTCCCCCCACAAAAGACGCCATAATTGGTCAAATGTAAGACGCATCAAGTTGGCCTTTTCGGTAACGGTCATTTCATCGATAATGCGCTGGATATAAGCTTCATCGTTTAATGAATATTTACCACGGACAAAATCTACAAACCCGAATGAGTCGCGACGGCGTATCATAAGGAACTCGGGTCCGGATTCACCACACCGAAATGCGATGACGCCAATACTTGTAATTGGTGCGCGGCAGTTATTGTATACATGATTTGTCCGGTTGCAATTATTACAGAAATACTTGTTCGGTTCATTTCCAGGAGCAGTGGTTGTGGTTGCTACGGTGGCCACAGTAGTGGCATTGTCTCCGCTGCTTCCCCCGCCGCCCCCGCCGCCCCCGCCGCCATGTTTCGTTTGTCGTAACTGAATTATTTCCGAATATGACAATGCAGATTTAGGATTATTTATCTTTTTTGGGTTACTTACAAGTTCGCCCTCGTCATCCTCCACCATATTTATTTTATGTTCCATTCAATTATCGTAATTCTGTGATTGTTTTTATGTCATTTCATTGTAGTAAGCAATGCTAAAACTGGATGCAAAAGTATGGGGTCCACATTACTGGTTCGTATTGATGACAACTGCAGTAAATTATCCAGACCATGTCAATGACGTCACGCGTAAAAAATACTACGATTTCATCCAGAATTTCTCGATGCTGATTCCTGACCCAGAAATGTCGGCCGAGTTCGACCGAATGCTCGATAAATATCCGGTCACGCCTTATTTGGATAGTCGCGATTCGTTTATCAGGTGGGTCCATTTCATTCATAATCGGTATAATGTCATCCTGATGAAGGATGAAATGCCTTTGCATGACGCACTTGAGAGATATTATCTTCATTATCGCCCCAAACCGATACAAATCATGGAGGAATTGAAGTATCGAGAGAAGCTAGTGTATTTATTATTGCTGGCGGGACTGGGATATGCAGCGTACTATTATCATAATCGGTGATGGCGGTGAATACCGGGATATAATCGATGTTATATATAACCATTTGTCGAGAGATTATAAATGATAAAAACCGAATATATTGTGTTTATTATTACAGCAGTTCTTATTGCGAATACATATTACGATGGACAACTACTAAAATTATTTCAAAGCAATCAGAAGTGGATTAAGATGGCGACGTTTGGATTCATCGGTCTCTCGCTGTTTCTGTTTTTGCGCCGCAATCCTGAAAACTCTAGGCAGTTGTTCTATCACGCCAATGATATTATCAAGTATATGCCGATAAGCAAGGGGACAGCGGATATGATAACGCCGTTTTTTGATATGACGAGGGGGTCTCCCCCCCACGACGGCGGTGCGATTGGGGGCGCGATGATGAGTGCAATCGGAATGAATAAAGCGCCAAATATAGCACAGCCGTCGTTGGGGGGCGGAACCCCCGGCGGAACCCCCGGCGGACCCCCGGGCGGCAGTATGAGTGCTGCCGAGAGACGAGTCCTCAACTCCGGAAAGGGGTCTAGCAAACGCAGTGTCAGTGAAACCAAGAAGAAGTATGTTGCCGCACAACAAGGATGGAAATGCGGTGACTGCCAGCGTCAACTACCTGCTTGGTTTGAGGTCGACCACGTGATAGCTTTAGAACACGGCGGTTCCAATCATGTAGATAATTTAGTGGCTTTGTGCCGGGATTGCCATGGGAAAAAGACCGCAATGTCATTTTTATGATTTGTTAGGTGAATGAATATTGAATCACCAACAACAAGCGTAGTGATATTCGCATTATTATATCTTATAATTATAACTGGGTCTGGTTGTTAGAATTATAAATGGATGGTTCAACTTCATCCGTATCAAAATTAATAGACTTATTACCATTAATTATTATATCCGTTATCGTTCTCGTCGGATTTTTCACATGGGAAATTTTCACGAAGCATATGGATACATTCGTATTGTTGATAACAAGTGTACTATTTGCGATATGGTTGTATTCAGGTGATGTCAAGTCTTATCTTCAATGGAAAACTGCAAGTACAAGTGCTGGCGGTGATCCAATTATTCTACCTCCAGGTAAATCACCGGAATTGTCCACTACAATTCTCGGGTTGATTATAGGGACGGGTATCATAGTATTGGCACTTGGGTTACTTCTAGGTATTACAAGTTATAAAATCGGTAATGCTATTGCAGTCACGGATACAATGACGAATGTAATGAATTATATGGGGTATGGATTCATTATTGTTGGTGGTATTATCATCATATCTCTTTTATGGAAAGCATTTCGACCGTCGTCGCCGTCTGACAGTAGTGATGATAATAACCGAGGTACTTCAACTATTTTTAGAATCATAGGTGGATTCATTTCTTCAGTTATTGGTATCTATTTGGTCGTTCATTCCAAAAATCTTAAAACAGCCAAATTACAAAAAGTGACGGATGAAGGTGCGGCCTCAACATCCATTGCAAATACAGTATTGAATATTGGTATTATATTACAAGTCATCGTACTTTTAGGCGCGGTCTATATGATGTATTTGTATAGCGGATTTCACCTGGCGGATGGTGCTGGTATATTTAAAAAAATAATGAAGTTCGTTCCATTTTTGATTACGGTTGCGGCCAGTATCATTTTCATATTATCACATTACAACATTATCCCTTCCGCGGAAGGTGTCGAGAAAGGAAGTGACCAAAATAACATGTATGCTGCACATTCAATCGTATACTTTATTCTTACAGGAATAACTCTATTGATGGGGCTTGGCACTATGAATACATTTACGATTTTCAAAATATTTGGGGTGGTTGCATTAGTAGGGTTTATTGGTGTCGTTATTTGGAACCTTGTCACCTTGAATACAGAGGATACTTTCAATTTAAACGTGGAGGAAGACGCAAAAAATGGGAATGCGTATTATCAACAGGTGCGTGAGGAAGTCATCAAAGAGTTGAAATCATCTGGAACACCACAAGACGTAATCGATTCGGAATTAGATGTTAAAATAAAAGCGCGTGTCGCCGAGTTGAACACATCGAATCAAACTGCTGTGAAAGTTGCGAATAATGTATTACTCTGGGTTGCGGTCTTGATTATCATTTTGATAGGAGTATTCTACGCAGCGAAAATGAAAATCGTCGAGTGTATGAAACTACCGGTGAAAATCAAAAATATTTTTGTCGGTGATTGTGGTACGGCTGACTACGTAGATAACCCAAAATTAACTGCCCAATTCACAAATGACGGAGGTGGTCCTGCAAATATTGAGAAAATGACTGGCGATGATTGGGATGCAGTGATTGGCGACACATCAAAGGGCGTGTTTAGTAAGTTTGGCGTGAATCTGGCCAAATTTTCGCGTTGGATTCCATTTTTAACATTTATTCTCATCATTATTTGTGTTTCGATTTTGTTCACAAAAGTAACCACCTCGGAAGCCACAATGGAATGGATTGCGAAATCGTTCCGCGGCGATATGTTCCCGAAAGTAAAAAGTCTCCTTGATACGTTTTTTATTGTATTTATTGTTGGTCTATTTTTATGCTCACTACTGGTATTACCGTTCTTGAAAAAACAGAATGTCAATGGATTAGATGTAATTACCAAGTTTGTTGATTCGATTCAGGTATGGCAATACAAGGAAAGAGATACAACGACAAATCCGCCTAAATGGATTACTATCGCTTTTTGTTTTTCTGTAATATTGGGTGCCGGGTTATCGTGGTATTGGACGTATCTTGGAACAAAAGATGATGACGAACCGAACGTTCCCGACAATTTTATATTACCAATAGTGGCCGTTATTCTTTTTGCAATTTGCTGTATTCCTGCATTGTTTCACGTTACAGGAAGCGAAGTTCATAAAGATTTCGAGGAGGACGGCATGTTTAAGCGTGGGTTACGACTCTTTTTTACCTCAGCGTACTTGGTTCCATTATTGTTGGTTTTCTTATACAAAATTGTTATATATTTAATCCCATACTTAATTGGATTGGTTCTTGCAAAACCAGACCTGAAAGAACCATTGGAGAAAGAATTCGGGAAAACCAAATTCACAACATGGTATGCGGCGAAAGATGATAAAGATAGAGGAACCGATCTTCGATTGTTTGGTCTTGGTAAAATCTTGTTACCGAAGGATGTTGTATCAGGAGCAGCACCCGCAGCCGCAGCACCCGCGTCAGGTTCTCCCGCACCCGCACCTCCGGCAGTCGGTACTGAAACAGTCGAACAGGAAAAAGTAAATGCAGTCGGTAAACTCATCAAGGTGATATTTATCGTCATTATATTCGTCATACTGATATTATTTATTGTTTATACTGTCTACAAAATCAGTGCTGAAAAACAAACTGATGGTGAATCGGCTACGACTGACAGCAGTTTTGTAGCGCAACTTAACACACCAACCGCCCACGCAATCTATGTTATTATGTCCATCGTCGCCATCGCCGGTTTTGTCGCGTATCTCCGAGAGAAGTTCAAATCGGCCAATTCAAAAAACCCAGAAGACTACGTGTTCAACGACCTTAAACCGGAAGACTCGAATAGTCCGATGCGCCAACTCACATTCGGGATGACGCATGTTATTTATATTGTACTAATGATTATTGTTTGGATATATGATACTGAAAAAGATGACAAGGACCGTATGTCTGTAACTGGAATGACAATATTGGGTATCGCCATTTTGTTTTTTCACTACATGTTAGAACTCATAGATAACAAGTTACCCCCAGAACCAGGTGCCGCGGCAGATGCAGTACCCAAACTAGCACCAATGTCGAATCTCTTATCAAATATCCGCTTCATTGTCAATTCGGTGTTTTTGATTATCTTAAGTATTCTCGCGTATTATAAGCAACATGGTGTTATGGTCGCGCTCATTGTTATTATGTTCTTCTTTCATCTTTCAAAATCAATTCTTGGTGTGAAACTATTGAAACTCGTGTGGTCCTGTATTATTTATATTCCTTGTCTCTTCTTGGACCTTCTCAGGAGTTCACAATCTGCAGTTGGGGACACGACCCGCACAATCTGGATTATTGTGGCCATCGAGATACTTCTGATTGGCATCTTATATGGTGGACCGTATCTGCTGAATTACATCGGTGCATCCGCCTCTCAAATTGTTGCGAGACCAGTTTCATTAAAGCAACTTTACGACACGAATCTTACCACCCAAAGCAAGCAGATATTCATCTATCATAATACGGGCATTGACCGCACAGATGCAGACAATGCGGCCAACTGTCCACCGGAAGAGAAGAAGAGGTATCACTACGCGATTTCTGGATGGTTCTTCCTGAATAATAATGTCACATCAAAGGTTACCGATTTAGAAATATTCAATTTCGGAGATGTACCCAAGATGACATACAATGCTTCCAAAAATGAGTTGAAACTTATTTGCAGTAGGTTGAGTATGAAAGGTGGCGGTGCGCCCACCATGGAAGAGATATACAACTCTAGGAAAAATTATAACGCAGTTATGCGGGCAGGCCACGCTACAAATGAAGCCGCGAATAAACAAATAAAATCGGTTGTTGAGATGTCATTAGAAGGCGAAGAATTAGATGCAGATATTCCTCTTCAGCGCTGGAATTATTTCGTCATAAATTATGACGGAAAAACGATGGACATCTTTATGAACAATAAACTTATATTTAAGAGTGATTTCATTATGCCAGATATACAATTGAAACCGATTACGGTTGGTGATACTAGTGATAATAAAGGTCTTAACGGTTCCATTTGCAATTTTGCGTTTCATAAGTATCCTCTTACAAAAGAACAAATCCGGTGGACGTATACCATGTTGAAGTCGCAAAATCCGCCAATGATTGGAATGTCGACGATAGAAGACCAGGTCAAAGTGACGGATAGTACAAAGATATATTCACGATGAAATGGAATGGAATCATGGAATCATGGAATCATGGAATCATGGAATCATGGAATCATGGAATCATGGAATCATGGAATCATGGAATCATGGAATCATGGAATCATGGAATCATGG